CCTTTTTCGGGCCTTGAAAAAATCCCTTCAGAAATCGTTGCACACGCTGCTGAAAGAGGCACGAAAGTACATAAGATATGTGAAAGCATTATTTCTGGTCTAGGAGAATTTGGTGTTGAAGATGAAACGTGGGGATATGTAGAAAGCTTCAAAAAATGGTGGGCACATAATCCTGCGGTCATTTCCATGGAAGAAAGATTCTGGGATGATGAGAGGAAAATAACGGGACAAATCGATCTTATTGTCAAAATAGAAGATGGCATGGCAATTGTAGATCTAAAAACATCCTCTAGACCTTCTAAAACATGGCCAGCGCAAGGTTCTGCCTATGCCATGCTAGCAAAGAAAAATGGCTATGACATCAAGAAAATCATGTTTCTTCATCTCAACAAGCATGGCAAAGAACCAAAGATTTATGAGTATCCAGTTAACGACAATTTCTTCTTAGAGATACTCAATGTGTTTAATCACTTTTTCAGGGAGAGAAAATGAACGAAATTATGATTCGCAGTCCGGATGATGTCAATAAAGGCATTCCCTCTGCCCACGAGATGCAAGTTTTTCAATGCCTTGCAAAACATGCTTGTGAAAGCAAACTCTACAGAAATTATGGAGACATTAATGGCATCATGATAACTATACTTGCCGCAAGGGAACTAGGTATTTCTCCAATGCTAGCACTCAATGGGGGACTTCAATTAATCAATGGCAAGATGGAAATCAGTGCACGGCTTATGAATGCCCTAATGAGGCGCAATGGGATAAGCATTACCATTAAGGAAACTTCCGATACCATTTGCACGCTTATTGGTAAGCGACAAGATTCGGGAGATACTGTTACTTCAACCTATTCAATAGAAGAGGCCCAGAAAGCTAGTTTAATTAAGCCTGGCGGCGGTTGGGTAAAGAATCCAAAGGATATGCTCTTTGCGAGGGCTATAAGCCGCCTAGCACGCCAATTAGCCCCGGATGTGATAGGAGGCTGTTACGTCGAGGGGGAAATTAAAGCATTAGAATCAGATATTGATATTCCAAAAGACATTCCCATCGAAGAAGAATCCCCTTCTAAAAAAGAAGAATTAGCTAAGAAATTGCTCGAATTATTTCCTCAAGAAGACCATGAAAAACTTCTGAAATTCTTTGAAGAAGTAAGAGTTCATTTCAATTGGACATATACCAAAACTCTAGAAGAGTTTCTCAAAGACGAAGAATCTCTTAAGGAAAAATTTAAAGTTTGGAAAAACAAAAAGGAAAAAAATGGAAAATAAAGAAAACGGGTCTATGATAGCTATAACTACTATAGTCATTCTCATTGTGATTGTAGCATTTATATCTCTTTTTATGACTGGATGTGTTTTGAATAACGAAAACATTATCCAATATGGCCAAGATGACACAATGCAGCAAGAGCAAGAACAATCTCAAAAGCAAGAGGGCTCTTTGGAAGCAACATTGAATCCCCCTCAAGTTAAATTGGCAGGTTAAACATGCCATTAAAATCAGGAAAATCAAAAAAGATCATCTCTGAAAACATCGCTACTGAAGTAAGAGCGGGAAAACCCGTTAAGCAAGCAGCTGCAATTGCTTATTCAGTTGCAAAAAAAGGAAAAAAGAAATGAAAAAGCCAAAATTAGGATCAGGAACTCGATTTAAAGCCATTGAAAAGAAAGCAGCCGCATCTGGAGCAGCTAACCCTGCTGCAGTGGCAGCGGCAGCTGGCATTAAGAAATATGGCGTAAAGAAGATGGAGAAAATGGCTAAAGCTGGGAAAAAGAAATAGATTAAAGCCCTCTAAGCGAGGGCCTTTTTTATCGTGGAGTTGAAAGAGTCTGTTGAAAGTACATTAAATCAACGACATTGCTATTTGCAGCAACGCTTCCAACCGTCTGCTCTTGCCTAGTCATTATCGTCATAGCAGCCGTAGGGATGTTTGTGGTGATTGCAGCTCCTGCTGAAACTCCATTGATAGTGAAACTGATAGAGGAGGCAGCTGCATTAATAATCATTCCCAGATTATACCACCCTGTCGTAACTGCACTAGAAGTATTGACTGTTGTTCTTACGCTTCCTGATGCCGTCTTGTAATTCCAATTTCCGCCGTTAATATTGTCTGAGTATTCAAAATATACGCCATTAGCTTGATCACCATTAGCAGTGCCAATAGTATCGCCGAGACCAATTCTCAAAATATAACGAGGGTTTGCTGTTGATAATGTTGCAATTTTTACAATCCAATTTAGCTTTATTTCCCCTCCCCCTAAAAGAATCGGAAGAAAAGAACTTGCTGGGACAGTGCCTTGATTGATATTTAAGAAAAGAGTGGCAGCAAAAGCTCCCCCAATCGTTGTATTTCCGACAATTCCTGGATGTCCACTTTCTGAAGTGGTTCTTTGCGCCCAATTACTTTTATACCAAGTTAGTGAGCCGGTCATTTCGACACCGGTTGAAATAGCTCCAGAGCCAATAAAATCATCTACAAGATTAATTACAGTGTTTGGAGTCACGTTATTTCCTCCCGATAAAGACACAAAGCCATCTCCATCTACAGTGAAATCAGAAGAATTGAAATTAGCAAGACCGACTTTTGTGCTATCGGCAGAAGCAAGAGCTTGGGAAGTCTGAACTTGCATTTGCAAAGTATTAGCTGCTGTAGAAACTGATCTTAAAGGGTTCGTTCCAGCTGCTACTAAGGCGCCTTCAATTTCAATGATTCCACTCCCGTCGGGAAGTACAGGGTCTGTACCTCCGCCGGATGTCGCCTGTACACCCAATGAAAGAACGGTAGGAGTTACACCCCCTTTCAAGGTAACGAATCCAACGGCATCTACTTCGAATTGATCTTCATGATAATGCGATAAACCGTTTTTAGAAGCATCTGCTGCTGAGTCAGTGGTAGAGTACTGTACCTCTGTTTTAAACGTATATAGGGCCCTAGAACGAGTTTCTATAGGCACTCCATGTTGAGCTACAGCCGCTCCCTCAATAGTCATATTGCTAGAGCCGTCAATGCCAACCGGTTGGACTCCCGGCGCTGTGATAGCATCGACAGTGACTGTTAACAAGCCCCCACCTCCACCTCCGCTATTAAACTGAACCCAGAAGGCAACATTGGCAACGATTTTAGAAAGATACCATAAATCCCCTTGAGTCCCTGAAGTAGGGTTTACTCCCACTATCCAGAAAGAAGAAATAGGATAATATCGTCCTGTCTCAGGCTGCCTTACATCAGCGCTATTTGGCGGTCTATTTCTTAAAACTACAGAAGGATAATAAACATATGGGCCTACATATTTATTTGGATCTTTAGGGCTAATTCCTGCATATGTCATATAATTCCTTTATTAGATAAATTCAGTAATTCTAATTACAGCTACGCCACCAGCTCCACCAACTCCTCCAGCATTATTAAGAGTGGCTCTTCCTCCTCCTCCACCTCCGTAGCCAGCAGTACCAGAAGCACTTGTTCCGCTGGTAGTCAGTCCTCCAGGTGCGCCTCCTCCAAAAAAACTACTTCCTCCATTACCACCGATAGAAACTGAAGCCCCAAATCCTATTCCAGGCCCTCCTGCCCCCCCATAAGAAGACATAAGACCACCTGCAAAAGTTTGGCCGCCAGCAGTTCCGATTTTAAAGCAGTTGGTTGCAGCTGTTCCTGAGCCCGCTCCTCCATTCCCTCCAGAAGCAGACATGGCCGCTCCAGTTCCTCCGGGAGTGAACAATGCTGCATTTCCTGCACCACCATTACCTCCTGTATTTGAACCCGCAGTCCCTACAGCCCCAAGGGAAGTAGTAGCTGAAGCTCCAATATCGGCAGCTGAATAATACATAACATTATAACCCCCTCCTCCGCCTCCTGCTCCACAACCAGCTTGACCAGCTGAAGTAGTTGCCGAGCCTCCTCCTCCCCCTCCTGAGCCAACCGCTTCAACAATACAATATTTCATGCCAGAGGTAGGTGTATAGGTTGGAGTTGTTGTTGAGCTAGATCCAATTAGAAGCTGAACTACTACTGATGAAATCCCACTTCCTGCTGGGACAGCCCACGTCGCATCACCCCTCCAGAATGTTGTAGCTCCGGCTGATGTTCCGCTATTTAAATTAGCTACAGGTAAATTCCCCGTAACACCATCGGCTAAATTCACTTGAGCCCAAGCAGGGTTATTGCTGGAACCTGTATTGGAAAGATATCTTGTTGCAGAAGTGTTTTTAGCCAATGCAGCATAAGTATTAGCAGCTGATCCATAAAGCAAATCACCTTGAGTCGCTGTGGCTAAACCAGTTCCTCCATTAGTTACGGGGAGTGTACCTGTAACACCATTTGCTACGTTAACTTGATCCCAAGCTGGATTATTCGAAGTCCCAGTATTAGCAAGATATCTAGTCGCCGTAGTGCTTTTTGCTAAAGCTGATAATGTATTTGCCGCCGAAGCATATAAAAGATCACCCTGAGTATATGAAGTTAATCCTGTTCCGCCTTTTGTTGTGGCAATAGTTGTAGCGCTCCAAGTTCCCGTAGTTACTGTGCCAAGAGTGGTTATGGAAGATTGGCCAACATAAGCAGCATCAATATCAATTACTGGCGTTGTTCCACCAGTTGATGTAATACGGTTTATAGTTCCAGTTACACTCGCAACTCCGGTTCCTGCGGGAGTTGCCCAACTACCATCTCCCCTCCAAAAAGTCGACGCAGAGGCGGAAGTTCCACTATTAAGATTTGTGACAGGTAGATTTCCTGTTACACCATTAGCAAGACTAACCTGAGCCCAAGCTGGATTGTTTGAACTTCCGGTATTGCTTAAATATCTTGTGGCATTTGTATCTTTAGTTAAAACATTAAGAGTATTAATAGCGCCTGCATAGATTATATCACCCTGGGCATAAGAGCTTATTCCAGTTCCCCCATATTGAGTACCAACTACAGTGCCGTTCCAAACCCCAGTTGTTATCGTCCCTAATGTCGTAATGGAGGCTTGCCCTACATAGGCAGCGGAGATGTCAATAACGGGGTTTGCTCCCCCTGTAGAAGTGATTCTATTGGGAGTTCCGGAGACGCTCATTACAGCCCCTCCTCCCCCACCGCTAAGTTGTACGAACCCTGAAGCTCCAACAGAAAACTGAGCCGAATCAAAGTTACATAGTCCAATTTTAGTGGCATCTGCTGCCGCAATAGCTTGAGAAATCTGAACTTCGACGGCTCCTGTGTTTGCTCCAGTTCCATGAGTTCTTATCGGATTAGTCCCTGCAGCAACTACAGCTCCATTTAAAGTTATTAAACCCGCTCCATCAGGGACAATGGGGCTTGTGCCAGTCTGCATGGCGATAGAATCAATTGCTGAGCCACCGCCCATAAGGGAGACAAAACCATTCGCATCAACTGTAAATTCAGCGCTATTGAAATTAGCTAATCCCACTTTCGTCGCATCCGATGAGGCAATGGCTTGGGATATTTGAACTGCCGTGGTGATTGTATTTCCGGAGCCAGTAGTATGAACAGGGGTTGTTCCCGCCAATGTTGTTGTCCCGAATATATTAAGAATATTTAAGACTGGAACCGCTGAGCCTGAATTGGCATCAAATTGCGTTGGGATCTCAGGATGGTTGCCTATGACATCTACTTCACCTGCTTGGGACATTACTCACCTGCCTTTTTCATGCCAATTTTGTCAAAGATTGCTTCAATCTTTTTTTCGGAATATTCTAAATCTTTCTTGATAAGATTAATTTCTTTGAAGAGCCCTTGATGATCATTCTTCATAATAGAAATCTGTTCATCTAATTTAACTTGAAGAGGATCGATCTTTGGCTTTATAACTCGCAACTCATCCCTAAGCTTATCGCAAGCATTATCAAGCTTACTTTGATGATCTTGAGAAACATTCTCAATGGTTTTCAAAAACCTATCGATGTCTTTACCAAGCTCAAGGATTTCTTCACGACAATCAATCACGCTTGTGTCAACTCTATCTTGTGAATCTTTAAGAGTATTCATTCTATTTTCACAAATGTTTATCTGAAAACCAAACTTATAGACCTGTGATCTAAATATTTCTATTTCATTAAACATTGTATTCATTTTCTTATTGGATTCCTCAAGATAGTTCTCAACGAGAATCTTTAGCTCTTGGAATTGACTACCTCTTTCACCCTTCTCCTTTTGGAATTGAAGTGAAAGAGAAGTAATTGCATCTTTTAATGAATTAAGAGATTGATTCGTCTGATAAATAAACTCATTGTTATTCTTATCAGACTGTATCGCTTTAATTTCTTCTTTGGATCTTTTAGTAAGCATAGACCGATTCAATATATACCGACCCGCTTGTTGGAGCTGTTACTTGTTTAACATAGAATTGAGTACCAACTGCCATGCAGAAATTATCGTCATGTCCGGGAACTAAGTTTGCTGTTAAATCCAATAGCTTAAACGACCCCGCAGGGACTATGATTTGACCATCGGAATTTGAGCTATCCGTGGAGAAAATCATGATTCCTTGAGTCAAATTAGTGATGCAAATGATCCTAGATTTAAAAGCTAGTGGTGATCCTACAGCTGCATAAGAAGCGGAAATACTTCCGCTTGCTAGTGATCTGATGGTATCAAAATAAACTCGTTTTGCTGATGACATAAAACCTCTTAGTTAATAATTTCCCATCCAACTACAGAAACGTCTGTAGCTGCTAAAGCAGTTGCATCAGCTGCACTTACAGCATTAATTACGAAGGAAACTCCGGCAGTTCTAGTTCCTACAACTAGATTCCCTGTAGCAGCTGCTCCTGTAGCACCAATGCTTTCTCTCCAAACCCTCACTAAAGAAGAAGCACCTAAAGAAGTTGTAGATATTGTGATTGTTCCGCCGACAAGAGTTGCTGTTCCAATAGAGTTAGCTCCAGCAGCAGCCCCTGAACCTACTGATGTGCGAACCATTTTGTTTCCGGCTGCTGTTAAGACCAGGTTTCCGTTTGTAGCAGTTATATTTCCGAGAGTGGCTGTTAAACTTGTTGAAGCTGTTAAAGATCCAGTAACGGCTGTATTTCCAGTAGCATTACCAATTTGCGTGGCTCCTGTTCCCCCTGTACCAATTACCGTTGTTCCCGCTCCGGAGGTATTGAGATGAACCGTTCCTGTTGCTGTCAAATTTGAGAAGGTTGCTGCTCCAGGAGTAGTGCCACCAATAGTTCCAGGGGCTGCTAATCTTGCTGTTAAATCATCTGGAGTCACCGCTTTGGTTGTATTAGTTCCAGTAACCGATTCTGCATTAGTTGCAAGAGCAACTTTCCCTTTAACTGTGGTTGTAGCATCTGGAACTGATAAAACGCCTGTAGCGGGGCTAAGAGCTGCATTTGTTGCAGTGCCAGCAGTTGCTTCTGCTGTAGTTGCGAATCTAACGATACCGAATTTATGAGTCGTTCCTAATTGTCCATCATAGCCATTAGGCGTTCTAAGATTGATAGTAGCCATTGATCCCTCCCTTGGAATTCAACTTTTTTCTTTACGTTAACATACCGAGCGGTTGGTGTACAGTATAAAAACCCTACTAATTCTTGATAATTAATTCACTCTTATGAGATGATGGAAATGATGAATTACCAAACTATCTTAGGAGTAAGTAATGGAAAAAATTGATTTGATTCTTTGGTTTATGGGAGCTGGTTTCAGCGTCAATTTCACCTTACTTCTCATGATGTGGAATTCGTTAACTTCTACGAAGGAATATTTAGAAAAAAAGATCAATGTTAGTGAAGAAAAGTTAAGCAAAAAAATCGATGATATTGAAGACAAATTAAGCAAGAAAATCATCGAAGTTGACTTGAAGCTTAGTCAAAAAATTGATAAACTCGATGAAAAAGTCACTGACATAGATAGAAGAATTTGTCGTCTAGAAGGAGCATTCTCTGCTAAAGAATGCTGCATGATTAAAAATGATCAAGATTTAAAAAAGGCTGAATAGTAAAGTTATGTTAGGATTTTGTTTTTGGTATATTCTAATCTTTTTTGGTTTTTGTGCCCTTATTCGTGACTGAATCTTCCTTTTCTAATCCTTTGTTCAATTTATTGTAATTATTCAAAAATACTGGGAGATTTTCTGATTGAGCAGCTGAAATAGCATTCCAGTAATAATTTCTTAAAGGTTCACTATTCCACATTCGATATAAAGTTTGTCCTGTTTTATAAGATGCCGCTGAAGCTGCTGAAGCTGGCGCCGCAATTACAGGATTACTATAAGCTCCATATGCGCCTACACCAAATAATCCAGCCGCTGGCCCTGTTAAAATCTTAGCATATTGCCCTTTTGCTACGCTTTTTACCCAATTAGAAACTGAGTTGCTTTCATGGATCACAGCCCATGCTTGAAGACCTGATCTCCAATTTTCCAATGCTTGAGGCTGAGAAGCCCCAGCTTCCATAATTTCATCTCTAACAGCATTTCTTACTCTATCAATTGAACCTCGTGCAAATCTTTGATCCGATCTTGATAAATCAAACATTCCTCTATTTCTTTTAGCAGCATTAATTCCATCATAAGTTGTCATTAAAGATCTAACGGAAGTCTGTCCATTTCTGAGATCTCTTTGAATATTCATTATCTCTTGACGTGCTAAGGCGCTTCGGGGATCTGCCCTTAAGAGAGCTGGATCTTGGGAAACTTGTTGAAGTCTTTGAAGTAATCTGGGAACGCTGAATTGCAGGGTTTCTGGCATTCCCCTTCTACCCTCATTCATAAGATTAGAGGCGTGTCTAGGGGCATTGATATTATTAGCTAAAGACAAGGGAAGCCAAACTGCCATTTTTGCCATGTTCGCTATGTCTTCTCCAAATCCAACTTCTTGGGCAACTTGTTTAGTTATATTTGCTGCTGCGGGAATTAAGATATGATTGGTAGCTAATTGTCTTGCTCTTTCAGTATTTGAAGCGCCAGGAACTCTTGCATTTGATCTACCTGAAATTGTAGCGCCCACATCCTCTGTAAACTCTTGAAATTTCTCTTCTCCAGGAGTTTTAGGTTTAGTATATCCTCCTGTTAATCCTTGAGAAACTTTCTTTAAATCTTCTGATGTGGGCAAGAGTTGTTTTCCTTCCCCTTTAATAAGTTTTTCCCATTTCTCTGGGCCAATTAATTCTGAAACAGCCCACCCAAGAATCCCCCCTGACTTCGGCATATTGACAAGAGTATCTTTAGCAAATTTCTCAATATTTCCAAATCTACCCGCTACTTGTTCGGCAACTCTTGAAGCATTTGAGATCGCATTTCTTGTAATATATTCAAACATCCCTTCATCAGCAGTAGGATCGGGCTCTCCTTGATAAGTCGTTGGAGTTTGAAAATCTCCCCATTGAGGAGTAGATTTTTGTTCTGGAGTTTGATCAATAACATCTGCAACCACTTGATTTTCTTTAACTTTAGGGGGTTCTAGGCGTTCAAATTGATCCCAAGAAGGATTTACCATATTCTTTTTCCTCCACCTTCTGTTGAAGCCCATTTTTCTTTATCTTTAGGAACAAAAACCACATTGCCATCTGGATCAAAGAAAGGAATAGTTCCTTTAGGCACATCAGTAATTTCAGATAATTTTACAAACTCTTCATTTATTCGATCTATTTGAGGTTTAACTTGGTCGAAAACTTTTTGCTGAAAATCTTTTGGAAGCGGCTTTCCGTTCTCATCATATTGTTTTTGTTGTGATCGCATCTCATTATAATAAACCTCTTTCATTTCACCTAGTTTAAGGAAATTACTTGCAATCATCCTTCTTCCATTAGCACTGTTTAAAAGACTAGGGATAGTTTTTAGAAAGTTATCTACCTCTACTTTTAGGATTCTATTTCCATAAGTCTCCGGTAATCCTTTAAGCAAATCTAAACTTAATTTATTATAAAGTTCAGATGAAGGGTTTTCTAAAAGACTTAAGGGAATATCAAGCGCTTCAAAAACTTTAGCTCCTGCTGGCCCAATTAGATCTTCATCTTTAATATTTCTCATTTGAAGAAGCTTAGGCTTCATTTCTGTTTCAAAGCCTCTGTAAGTATCCGTTGTTTGATTTATAAAATCTTTTTGAGCTGAATAAGCTTTTTCAACAGCTCCTTCTTTTCTTTTAAGCTGCTCCCCTCTTAATTTAGACTCCGATTCCGCATTTGCTCTGCTTACTCCAGCAGAAGTGAATTTTCTATATTGCTCTAATTCATCAAGTTCATCGAAACCCTCAATAGCTCTAACTTTTTCAATTAATTTTAGTTGTTCTGGATCAATTGGTTTCTCAGATAATGCTGAAGAAGGCCCTTTAACTACTTTTTCTGCCATTTTGGGGTCGTTAATATAAGGATCTAATTCTCCGGGCTTTAGATTATTCCTTCTTTCTAAATCTCTCAAAATTTCTGCATTTTGTATAAGTTTTTTTTCTTCTTTTGCTGCATCTTCGATAGACTTTACTTTAGAATTCAAAGCATTCTTCTTCTGAATAATAACCTTCTGAATTTCATTTAGTTGTTCTTGAGTTTCAAGCCTCTTAGAAGGACTGACGGTGCTTTGCATCAGTTTCAGTTGAGCATTCTCAAAAGCATTTTCATCTTGTCTATTGGTTTGATATTCCTGAAGAATCTTTCCTATTTCAACTTGATCATTTCTGTCTTTATAATCCTTGCCAAGTCTAGTAAAAAACTTTTCTATAGAAGTAGGCTCTGGATTATCTCTGGTTGTATTAACAACTTGAAGTTGCGGCATCTTTACCTCTTATTAGAATAAGTTTTTAATTGCATCAATAGAGTCCGGAGTAATTGAGTTGAGAATGCTATCGATATTGAATCCTCCTCCACTTGGAGCTGCTTGATCATAAGCAAATGTCTGTCGGTTCTGATAATTCTCAAGAGAATTTAACTTTGCATTCTTAGCATTGTTTTCTTGGTTATAGAGATAGTCAGCTCTTAAACCAGCCAATTTCTCCTCCACATCTCTTCCCGCTTTTGATAATGCATCTCCAGCATAAGAGCTATTCATGAGGCCGTTACTTCTGAAGGCTCCAGTGATTCCTGGTACAATTTTTTCTAAGAAATTTCTATTTTCTGCATAGGCAACGTTTTTATCAAAAACATCGTTTGCTTTTTGAGGATCATAATTATAGAGCTCTGCCAAAGGCCCTTCTCCATGAAAAGCAGAATATTGCTCATCATGAAGTTGCTGTTGGTTTTTATCTAGAGTGGAGATCTTCTTTTTCTTCTTCTTTTTCTTTCCTCCAAATAGGCCCCCGAAAAGCCCTGCAACGCCTCCAATTACTCCTCCAATTGGGCCACCGGCGGTAAAGCCTGTAGCAGCCCCGCTCAATCCGCTTGACAATCCACTTCCCCAATCTGTCTTAGGCATTTTTACCTCGCTATAGAAAACATTAGATTTAAATTATTCTGTCTTGCATAATTTGCTCGGAAAGAGGGTAAATAAGGGTTACGTGAGAAGTCTCCCTTTCTCCTATTCTCTTTCCGCTTTATGATATCAAAGTCCATGTAACCGCTTCTGGTGTCGTCCTTGAAGTCATAATCCACGCGGCATCAGTGTCAGTTCTTATTGCAATATCTCCAATAGAGAAAAATCGATTTCTTTGATCATTAGCAGCAGGGTCAGATCCATTCAAGATATTCTTCTTGGCTAATTGTCCAATGTTATTGGCGATGTCGGTATACATTTCATCGAGCTGTCGGAGCAACGCCTTTTCTTCGGTTTTTGAAGCTTCTCCCCAATTTTTCTTAAGAGGTAGATTAGAACTCATATTAAACGTCCTACAGGGGCCATTCCAGGCATCATCGCATGAACCTTGACCTGAGCCCCAGCTTGATTGTTTCTGACCCTAAATTGTAAGAAACGCGCCGTCTGATTGATCCAGATTTTTACCCATTTCTTATTTCCTGTTACCCCGGTTTCATTTGTACAATTTACTTGATATGTGAAGTTGGGGACATTGGCATTTTGTACAGGCCGAGAAGGATTATTAACATTATCATTTGTAAAGACATCGACTGTTAAAATAGCTGGAAGAAGATTTCCATCTTCATCAGTTAAATCTGATTCGACTGCTTCCACATAGAAATAAATCCAACCAATTCTGATTTTCTTATCCATTTCAGCAAAAGGATTAAGCTGTTTTGTTAGAAACTCAAATGGAATGGACTTAGCACATTCTCCACCGCTTGTGTATGCATCAAATGTATTTGTCTTAATCTTCACATCAAAGACATTATAGGGAGTGGGAGTAGCTTCGATTGCCCCTTGTTTACCATTAATCTGGGTCATCCCTCCCACATCTTTGAAAGAAATGTAATCGCCGATATTATAATTATTCCAGTCGGAAGTTACTCGAACAAAGTCTTCATTAAGAATTTGAATGTCTCTTATTTTAAGAGGATTGTCTTCACTTTCATTATCATTTAATTTCCACACCTCACCTTTATGGCCTCCTCCAACAGTTACAGGAGTGCCTTTAGAGTAAGGAAATGCATTCCACGTTTCATATTTATCTGAAAGAGCATCCCAGTCAGGAAAGCCAGCTTCGGCCGTTAAATCACTCCATTGAATACCGAAGGCTACCTGAAAATTACCCATGCACGACATTGGAATTCTATAAATAGCAAAGTTGTCTTCTTCGAAGTTATTAACTAAAATTCTATCTGAAGAGGCTATTGGCACAAGAGCAGGTCTAACGTCGCCATCAGAAGGATAAAGCATATAAACGTCTCTATCTTCATCCAGAAATCCGGAGAAGCATGACTCAAAGAATTCATCGTTAATATTGTTGAAAGCGAAGTTAGGAATCATTTCATCCATTCTATCTACGCTATAACCATCTGAAATAATCAGCCCTCTAGGGCTTGCGGCCATGGTTCTATTGAGATAAGAAATCACCGAGAATGCTGCTTTGCTTCCTCTGCTTCCATCCACTTTTTCAAGAATGAAGGGAGTAACATCATTTCCAGTATATTTAAATTGCCACGTTGCAGCTTCAGTGAAGAAGAGAATGTCATCGCGGTTAAACGCTGCTCCATAGAAAAATGTATTATCAGGAATATCAATGAATCCAGCGCCCGTAGCTGTATTATCAAAATTATCGGAATTTATTCCCGTCCCTGAAATTCTAATTCTTCTTGGATAGAAAGTCCCTGCTTCTATTGTTTGAAATAAAACTAGGCGATCCCTAACGTTAAAGAGTTGACGTGCATTTAATGATCCAATCGTAAAAGTAGGAGCATAATCTTGCAATGTTGTTCCATCCCATTGCTGCACCACATCGCCAGGGACTCCATTACAGAAAAGAAGGCGCGGATTTGAAGAAGCGTCTGAATAGTTTACCCATGAGAAAAAGTCTTGGAAATCCCCGCTATAAGGATAAGTGCCTGCTGAATCTACATATTCTAATCTATCAGTTGAAGGATTGTATTTATTAACATATTGAGTATCAACGACAATTAATTGCCTCGTATTATCATTAGGGAAGAAATTCATTACTCCCATTACTGGAAGACCCTGATGATAATCATAGGTAATAGTTATTGGAGTTCCAGAAGCAACTACTGCATTGAATGTAACGCTAATATCCCCTGTAGTATAGTCTACTGATCCCGATCCCCCAGCTGGGGTTGTAATAAATCCACCTACTCCATCATCTACAGCAGATTGAGCACCAGCGGTAATGACGATTGTCCCTCTTCTCAGAGGGGTATTTGCAGCTGTAAATAAATAAGGGCCTGCTGTGCCGTCACCGACACTATAATTTCCATATTCCACGGTAATTGTAGATGCAAGAGCGGGAGGGGCAGTAAATACAACATTAACTAAACCTGTAACATAATTTATTGTTCCTGTTCCGTCGCCAGTCAAATTGCCGGCTCCATCATCATTTACGGTTTGAACTGGATTTGAACCAGTAATAATCAAACTTCCAGGAACAGCAGGAGCAATCAATTGAATTGCGAATGTATCATTGGCTCCATCAATAACGCCGGAGACAGTATATCCATAAGAAACTTGGACAACCATTCGGCTTTCTGTGTAGGTGGATTTTAAACCATTGGCAAGACCTGAATAGCCATCTCTTTTGCTTGTAACTCCCCTATACACAAAACCGTCAAATAGATTGACGAAAGCATCATTAGGCAAAAGCCAAGGCTGAAGCCTTTGATCAAGGCCAGTCGCATAGGCTGCAATTAAGAAAGGTTGATAACTCATTATACCTGATAAATGATTACGTTGCCCATTAAGACATCCTGAAAACTTGTATCTCTTGTGAAGCCAACATCTAATCTTGTTGTAGTTTGAGAAGTGCCATATGAAGATGAAGCTATTACAAATCCACCAACAGGACGATCGTTATCGCTATCATTTCTTTGACCTGTAACTGAGACAATGTAGTTATTATTTGAGGCAGGAGTTGTAAAAGTTATACGATAACCTCCTGAAGAAAAACCTGATAATCTAGCTATGCTTGCTACATTTGTCTGGCTTCTTATAGAAGGTGCGCCTGTACCATTAAAGTTTACAGCAGCAAAAACGCCTGCCGCTGAAGCCGCTGGAGTGATCTGATATTCGGTTCCTGCGCTAGTCATGTAGAAAAGCTGAGCAACTCCTGAGACAATTTTAACATACAATCTTCCAGTCCCAGCTAAGGCTCCGACAGGAGCTTGAGGAAGCATATGAATAAGATTGTGATAACCGTCGTTAGCGGCAGCGGATAAGTTGAATTGATGGTCTGCTCCCAGTAATGTTTGGAGCCTTGTAAAGTTGGCTTGGCATTGACCAGGAAGAAGGCTTGGCGAATCACTATTTAATGGTACTGCTGGATTATAAGTCATAAAACTCCTTAAAAATCTGGGGCGGTTCTTTGTGTTGCAATCTGATCCCAAGTCCTTGCAAGAACTTGACCGCGATAACGTCTATAAACTTGAAAAACTTCTTGGTATTTATCCATCTCACCATAATCTGAGAGGATATCGAGAGCTGCCCCATAGGCTAGATATCGAATGAGATAAGCTGGCACAACGGTCTGCATTCCATCTTGATCCACATCTATATTGTTATTCCCTGCAAACTGCCCTCCGAAATAGATTTTGATCTTATTTGCTGAAATGCGGACTTCATATTCCTGGTCAGGAGGGCCTCTAAAAGTCAGAGAATTGTCATAATAGAGAACATAGGTTGGCTGCTGAGGAGTGAAAGTGTTATTCCAAGGCCATCTGTAATAGAATTGAGCAGGATCTTCATACCAAAACATCTTGAAGGTGTTTGGGTTCTGTCCATTGTTTGGATAGCTTACATAAGCTAGGGGCCCAATGGTACTAAATCCGAGGGCATCTAGATCAACAGTCATAGGATCATCTGTATTTTCATCAATAGTGAAATCCCACCATGTCTGATCTTCAAAGAGGCGCAGCTCCGTAGGGTGTTGAGCTTGTAGAAATACGTTCAAATAATTGTACATGATGGCATCAGTGAACGCGGGATCATTACGATCTACACGCCCTGTGACGTTTCTCATGATTAATAAGACAGCTGATGCGTCCTGAGTAAGAACTGGCCCTGTTGACATTATGACTCCTTAAAAATCCACGATTTGGCAGGAGAATCTAGCTTTCTCACCTGTTTGCCTTGTTTCGGTAATGGTTTCTCCACCATCATTGACTTTCACTTCTGAAAAAGTTGGGACTGCTAATCTGTTTAGAAATTTAACAACTGGAGCGGGCAGTTCATAAGTACCGCCTGGACGTAATTGACCTCTCCATTCGATATCTTTTGTTCTTACGATTGCTTTTAAGACGTTTTCCGGCTGATCAAACCTTTGAAACTTAATCTTTATCTTTGGATAAAAGGTTTCATCCGGAACCTTTACCTTCATCTTATTTCTTTCATGAAGGCACATTCTATTATGTTTTCTAACATGGGTATTGTAGATATCGAAGTCGGAGAGTTTTTCGAATTTGAATGAATCAAAGTCAAAAGGCTCTTTTTCTTCTTTCTCTATAACTGCTCCACCGCATAAAACGGCTGACTCCATCTGAATGGCGTCTTTTTCTTTCTGAGATTTTCTCATGGATTCCTCTGGTTAAAAGGATGAGGACATTACATCCCCACCCCATATGAATTCCTAGGCTGTGTCGCCGAGGTTAAAATAGGCATTAAACTTGTAGGCAACAAAGTAGATGATGTCATTGTCATTTCCTACTACAGCTGTACCTAGGGTATAGATGTATGAAGGAGGATTATTGACAACTCCAAGCTCAGGGCCAGTCTTAGTGATCTGTCCGCTAGAGGTATAAGAGCCTACTGTTGTGATAGGGAGGCCATAAACGTCATACAATGCGAATGTAGAAGACGAAAGGACGTCAACCACATAGGTGTTGTTATTAAGTTCAGAACCAATAGAACCGATCACTTTAGTTATTACAACGCGATCACCATCTACAAGACCATGGCTAGCAGCTGTGACGACTGCTGGAGTGGCTGTAGTGATGCCTGTGATTGTGACATGCTGATTTGTGAAGCCACCTGCGGTGCTTGCATTAGTCACCCCGTTAGTTGTCTCAAGAGTAGATGTCAAATCTGTTGTTCCTCGGGCAACGATAAGAGCATCCCCTGAAGGGAAGTCTCTAAACCATACGCCTGAGAGGTTTTGAGAGTTAGTTCCATATTTTGTATAGTTAAACCACTCAATTTTATCTGCTTGCCATGGCAAGACGAGATCATAAGCAGCGCCATCCGATTGGAAGTAGCCTGCATAGGTATTTGTCACTTGGCTAAGTTCTCTTGTGCCAGTGAAAATATTTGCTGAAGTTCCGATAGGTGCAGTCATTTTATTCCTCCTTATTTGGTGCTTCTAAGATTTACGCACCAGCTGTCATCGAGGATGACTGAGCCAAGACGGCCCTTCCAACCCATTGTTTGACGCTGATTAAGGGGGTCTTCTCCAGCCCCTAATGGCTTGATGATCATTTCCATCGACTGATCGTCGATCATGATTCGGCCATAAGCGTTAGCTGCAAAAAGCAAGTTGGAGTAGACGGCAGGAGACACGGATGTGTCTTTATAAGCCTCTGTGGACATGACAAGGCGAACCTCATCACAAGAACCCAGTTCCGCTTCCAAAACAGCTTGTTGACGGGGGTAATCGGCTGTAGGAAGGAAGTTAGAAAGATTTTTAAAATCTGTTCTAAGATCGGTAGAGATTACCATCCAAAAAGCGGCCCAAACCGGAGCAGTTCCGAAAGCGTCGCGCCCTTCCATATTTGGAGAAAGCTTCTTACCGTTGTTCCCTGTTACATAGTCTACAGCAAGTTCAAGGTCAGTCGTTGTGACTTCTGTAATCGCATTCCCGTTAACGCCGTTTAGGCAGTCGATCTGTGCAGCCGTAGCCACGAGCATGTTTCTTACGATTTTGTCGTAAGTAGATGCCATGTTTTGAGCAAGCATATCGGCGACTTCATTAGCTGTCTGATCTTGAACGGTGATGATTACGTCGTCAGATAGCTGAACGACCTTACCATATTGAGAAACCGTTGCTGTGATGTCAAACTTAGAAACTTGCTCTGCTGCTGGGGTAACACCTTCTGTAAGTGGTGTAAGAGCGTCGGCAAGGTTGTCGAATCTTCGGAAGATAGCGTTCTTGCTATTCTTCTGAGGAATCCTTCTCTCTTGAGCGAAATAACCATAAACATAGTATGGCTGATGACGATCGAGGAGAATATTATCGAAGAACAAGTTGACTTCTGGGTCGACTTGTACTGTCGTAGTTGTTCCTGAGGCCATGTTAACTCCTAGTCAAAAATTAATTTGACAAGAGACACTTAGCCGTTTAGCATCTTCTGTCGATACTCCCTAAATTCTTTCTTCCCCTGAATGCTTTTCAAATATTCAATCCCCGTGGGCTGGGCTGACTTAGCAAAAGTTGCTGGAGAGCCTGGCTTCTGGGAGTTTTGAACGATTCTTTTTGCATCACTTGATGCCTGTGTATTCACCTTCTTGGGTTCAACAAGGTGCATATAGTCATCTACAATTTCACTTGCACGAGCAAGACGATTTAGAGCATTATCGACCGAGGCTGCTAGCCAAGGTTTCTTGTCCAAAATAGGTTTCAGATATGTATTTATCTTCTGAACAGCCTCAGGATTCATGTCTTGATAGACTTGCTCTAAAATCTCTCTTTTCGTGAGAGCTTTCTCTTCTTTAAAAGATCCCTTTGTCAATAATGCTTCTGGGTCTTCCTCTTCTTCAGGCTCTTGATTTTTCTTCGCCATTAAATCTTCGTAGACTTTCGCCCGCGCTTCCATTTCCTGGCGTTTCTTTCTTTCTGCCTGTAGAGCAGCAAGAGGAACCATTTTCTGTTCTTCTTGCGGTGTTTCCTGAGACTCAACGTCTGTCGGCTCGGAGGCAGCTGGCTGAACGTCTACTTGTTCTTCTTCTGTCATTAAATCTCCCGATTTCTGCCGTTACTTCGGCAGTAAGATTGATGAGCCCGATGATTTATCGCCGGCTACGCGAATGGATTTACCCAGAGTAGGGAAACTCAACGTATTGTCTGGATGGAGCACCCAGAGAAGAGTTTTTACGCCTCGTCTATTATCCACTTCATAGACAAAGCTTTCTTTCACAACGCCAGGCTTTTCATCGCATGGTTGTAAAAACGGTCTGAGGATAGTTTTATCCCCGCGCCGGTGTGCCTTAACCTTTCCCAAAATCCAATATTTGTCCTTATGGGAGTTTTCATTTAGAATCTTTTCCAATTGTGTATTGAAATGATTCGTCATCCCTTCTCGGGCTTGAACATGCTCGTCCATTGGACTAGAGGATTTTGGAAGTATTAGCAAGGCATACCTCTTAAGCTTTCTTTTCTAGCTTGCTCATCTTTCAGAGACATAGCCTTCATGCGATCGCTGTTGCCATATCCTGGGCCAATAGAGCTACCTTTCTTTGGGGTGCTCATTGGATTGCTTTTATGAGAATATTCTCCAAAAGCTGAGCTTCCAGCAGATCCCGAAGGAGGCTGATACCCTGGGTTATTTTGCCCACCATAAGTGTCCATCCTTGGCATCATTTTGTTTGATGTAGCAGTACCTTTTGCCATGTACTTACTCCTGTGTTTTTAGAGCTTGCGCCCTCTTCATATCATCGGAAAGCTCGGCTTTTGCCTCTTCCCGATCTTTCTGCCGAATTTCGGCAGCAAGTTGTAACACCTCGATAAGACGCTTGCGAGGCAAGTCATTGATTTCTCCAATAGTCTTAGCGTTATCGAGGAAAGCTTTTGCGTGGTTTTGAATAACTTCTGATTCTCTTTCTTTTGCAAGACCGATATCAGCAAGGACTCTTGCTCTTCTTTCTTCTGCGAGAGCATTACTTTGATTGATAGAAGCCATATCAAGGGCTTTTTGCATTTGAGCCGCTTCTATTTCTACTTCAGCCTGTTCCGCCTGCTGTTCTTGCGCCTGAGCGAGAAGTTGATGGAGCTTAGTATCTCCTTGGAGCGGAGCCACCTTAAGAATAGCATCCCATGGGATAGGAGCCCCAAGAGCAACAAGTTGAAGAAGTTGATAATAATAAGCTTCTCTTTGTGTAGCTGTTTTAACTGCTTGAACAATAGCGCAATCATATTCTTCGAAGTTTCCAGAAAAGAATTGTTCGGATGGCTGTTCCCCGATGATTCTCTGTATTTTTCCTGCTTGATAATTTTTCTGGATGCATTCGATTACTAGTTTTCCGAGAAGCTTTTTAGATTGTTCGAGGTTATCGAATATTCCACGGTTACCCTTGAGGCCATTTGATGCTCTAACTTCTGCGAGTTTTCCCGAAACTTGGCTATCGCCCACACTAGAAAGACCAAGCAACTCATCACTAGCACCAGGGATTTCCATGATGTTTTTGTCGATAATGTCTTGGTACTGCAAATAGCCAGGAGGGATATTAGGAGCAGGAATTTCTCGTATGTCTGCATTAACGTCGAAGCCTTCATTGATGACGATCTGTTTGCCCTGACCTGCCTGCATAAGCATATTGGGATCTAAAACAGCGCCATTTTTAGTTATAAAGCCGCTATTGATGATCGATTCCATGATATCAATTATTTGAGAATGGCGGCGGTTATACTGCCTTTGAGCATCAACTACAGAGCGAACGATACCTTGAATTTTAAGTTCATAGGTATCGATCAAAGGCTCGTGATAAAGAAGTACCGGCACAAATGGAAATTCATCCAATCCAGTTGGATCAGGCCCGCTATACATTAGCTGACCAGAAACAATGATATTTAACTCTACTGAGCGTTTAGAAGAGCTGATAAGAAAAAGTCTTTGCTCGCCATCTTCTGTGAGAATTCCTTCACACTCTTTTTTCTTCGCTCTTTCTTCAGCCGGTGTACCTTCCCACTCCTCAGAAACTCCAGTGATTATATCTATAATGTACTTTTGAGGTACATTTACACGCTTCCAATATTGGTCATATGTACATAGATTTTTGGCAATATAAGTTGAGTTATACTGCCGATAAATCCCGAGATATTGATATTTATTATCTCTAATGCCCGTGGGAAGATTATCGATAATGGCCGGGTCAATCCACGGAAGAAGTGCTTTAATTTGTTCTTTGGAAAGAAGATCTCTGGTTGATGCTTGATCGCAGTCGGAAAGATCTCTTTTAGTAAAATAAGGATCGAGCATCAATGCATTGAAGGGCTTCCAATACATTTTGATGTCTCCATGGACTTTGTCTTTCGAGTAGTCCATATAGAGGCCGATTATTGCAAGCCCAGTCTTTAAGCTATGTTCAAATGCTTCTGAGATAATGTAGTCGGCATTGCATTTATCATAGACATAGTAGAGCACATTCGAGAATTGGTCAGCTGTTTGAACGTCGGAGTCTTCAACGGGTGTGCATGTTGTTGCGGTGCGGTTTTCTCTTTCGTATCCGGAATAAAGATTGACAACCCTTCTAATCTTGTTAAGCTCTAAAACCATTCGATTTTGGCGAATAAGCTTTGTCTTCTCTAAATTAGTCCAGTTATCCCCGGAATATGCTCTTAAATCTCTATACGCAGCAGCGTACCAAACTCCCCATGTGCGATAGGCATCATAGAAGAATTGATTGAACTGAAAGACCTTTTCGTTATTAGTTCCCGCGCTGGAAACGTATGATGCCATTTAGTCTCTTTGTAGAATTATTTAGAGCCACTCTTTACGAAGACGCTGCCAGTCTTCCGCGCTCATTCCCGCTCCGCAGCCGCTCTTTTGAACTGCTTCGGCTGCATAGATAAGCGCTTTTGATCCGTGCGACGCCCAGTCGTGATAACTTTTTTCCCGGTAGCATCCCAGTTTTTCGTTCCATTCTTTCCTGAAGTTTTCTACTGCCTTGATTCCCTTCTCGCATTTGGATTGATCGAAGAAGAATCGAGGAAGCATGTTTCGGAGACACTCAATACCAAACATTTCATTCGTGTCTCTTTGGAGGACGTCTATCTTTAACCCCATCCCGCGAGCGATATCCACCAAGCTTTTACCAGTCTGAAGCGATCGAGAAGCTGCGTCATGAGGGAAGAAATGCTTTTCAAAAATGTATTCTTTTTTCCTAAGCCAGTTAACATAGTGAGTAAGTGGCTCATCAGAGTTTTCGTAATAGTCAATGCAGTGGATTTCATTTCCGACGGTCTGAAATACCCAAATAGCATTTGAATCTCCAATACCAATATCCCAAGCGGAGTAAGTTTTGGCGGCGGCATCATGAGGAACGTAGCAGATTCTTCGTTGTTGTCTTGCTTCAGAGATAAGTCGTGCAAAGTAAAACCCTTCATTAGCGGCTTCAAAAGCTTCTTCAGGGGTTGAAGGGTATTCCCTCTTCATATAATCCCCTTGTGTCTGTAGTTTTTTAACGTACCAGGCTTTTTGTTCGTCGCTTAAAATTATTTCTTTACCCTTTAATTCTTCAAAATAGTCGTTCATCTCTTTAGAAATCAATACATTTTTTGAATCAATTTTGTAATCTGGATGTTCCCACCAAGAAAAGAACCAAAGCTTCCAATCTAGTGGCCCAATTTGAGCACCTGAATCTTGCAAATTCTGAGCTGATTTGCAGATGTTAAAAAAGTGGCCTTCCCTACCCCTTGCTGTCGATTCGATGCAGACGAATTGACCTGCTTGAACAGCGTTAAGAGCCCCAGAGATAATTTCATTTGCTTTAGTAGGATTTTCCTGGCAAATCTTAGCGAATTCTGTGATGTGAAGATACTGAAGCGTACCCCCTCTAAGCGTCGTAGCAACTCTGAAAACACTGCCATTGGAAAAGCGCATTTCATGAACGTTGTCTCTGTACGCGTGGCACATGTCTCTAACAAATTTTGGAAGATTGTCATAGGCGAATTTAACCTTATCGATAAAGATTTCCCGCGCAACGTTTTTACTATCAGCAACGATCGCGGCATTAACGTTTTTGTTGAATAGGCAAGTGTCTAAGAAGAGAAGCGCGTGAAACGTCGTAACACCCAATTGCCGGGCCTTTAAGACTATATTGAGGTTGTGAGAACCATATAGTGCCATCTGAGCCCAATTAGGCTTAAAATTGACTATTTGGCCTTCTTTGTCTTTGATTTTATAAAGATTTTCTAGACGCCATTTTTGATCAGCTAGAAGGCGGAACGCCTCTTCTTGAGAAAGTGTCATAAAATTATTTCTAACAACTAAAATAATTTATGTACAACATTTATGTTGAATAAATATTCACCAACCGCTTACATATCTTTAAAACCCGAGGAGATTCATCCAATGAATGACATGACTATATCTACCGCTAAGCCAACTGAAAGAAGGGAAAAAGCATATGAAAACAATGGCATAAAATATGCCCGGAAATACCCTGAGCGATTTAAATCAGAAGAATTAAAAACAATCGAAACTTTTTATTTAGCAATCAATAAAGACCACCCCGATAGGCTAGAGAATAGATGGGGAAGGTAGTTTTATTTTATGGCCTTTCCCTTATTCTTGTGCCGATGAGAAGGATAAAAAAACTTAGGAATTTCATCACCTCAAAAGTCAGCAATGTTAAAACTGCATAAAAAGATTGAATTTTGAAAAGCAAATAGCATTCAAATATTAAAGCTATTCCAATAAGAAAAAGCGGACATAATGGGATTGTAATCTTCATTTTATATTTCCTTTGAATTACTCGCCAAATAATTATCTATAGCTCCAATTCTTAGTGTCTTCCCATCCCCAAGGGATTGAAGGCTCAGGAATCTTCTGCTCTTCCTCTTTTTTTTCTTCTGGAAAATGTCTAGGAGGCTCGTAAATTGGGCTTAGAAGTGGATTCATAATTACTCCGGAGGGAAAGGCGGAATACCGCTTGGAGGTTGAGGGGCTGGATTATTTATATCTAGAGACTGTCCGACGAGCGTGAATTCGCCTCCTTGAACCCAAGGAGTGTAACTACGACCATCCACAGGAACAGCATTGCTATCGCAAAGAATAAAAGTGTCTGTGGTGCAAAGCTGAACCATGAATTGAAGGTTATTGAGTTGATACATCCCGGTTGCAAGGGCGATAGGGAAGCTATAAAACTTTGTAGCGCGAATAAACTGTCCATTTGATAATCCATGATTTGTGATTGTTACGACTATAGGAAGGGTATTTGTAATACCCTCGGGAACCATTTGTTCAACGATAAAATGCGAAGGAGATGAATCAGGATTATTTGGTGGAGGAGACTCCGGATTAGGAGGAGGCAAACTCATGATATCTCCTGTGATTTATAAAGCTCTTCTAAAAGATCAATGACATCAGGCAATCTCATTTGATAAGGGTCATTGCCATGTTTTTCAATTTTTTTTATTTCCTGTACAATAGAAACACAGGCATTCTTTACATTCTGAAGTGCTTCAATTGGTGGAATTGTCCATCCAGGCCATGTCATAAGACTTCTCCTTTACAAAAATTCATAATAAGTAACAAAGTAAAAGAAAAACAAGGATTAAAAAATGAAAGCAAAATTTGAAAAACCTCTAAAAACTAAACCAGAAACAAAAAACTCTATTCAAAATTCTTATGTTCTTGGCACAAAGAGTTCAAAGACTCCCAAGCCCAAATCCCTGACGCCGATGAAGAAGAAGTAATCTTGCTAAAGAAGAGTTCTCCAGCTCCCCACACAAGAAGATAACCTTCTTCTCTATTAACGCTCTTTAAAAGCTTTTGCCCTTCATCGATCAATGCTTCTCTATCATCCAATAGCTCGCAAGGGATTCTTTTCCCCTGCGAGACGCTTCCATCTAAAAAGAAAACTTGAGCCCAAACTTTAATTTCCATCTATTTTAACTTCTTCAACGGAAGCTTCAATTGCTGGCTGCTCTATTTCTTTTGTTTCGATTTGAGGAGGCTTTGGTTTAGGATTTGCCAAGAGAACAAAATCTTTTCCTTCTCCAGCTTCAACCGCTTGGACTTCCACGAATTGAAAACAAGGGATAATGGAGTGTAAAAATGCGGTATATTGCTCTTCTATCATTAATAAAAAAGCTTTTGGTTTTGATTGATCACTCATTGCCATCTCCTTCTGAAATAATATCTTTGATGTTTGCGTCCCACTTAAGTTCCATTTCATTGATTACTCGCTGCATCTTGATCATTTCTACCCAAGAATCAACTAAACATTTAATATATGGAAAGTAACTATTACAGCTGCCTTCAAATTCTTTAATCTTTATTTGAAATTCTTGATCGTAATGCTTGGCTAAGCTTATCGTGTCTTTCGGATATCCATCTGAACAACTCATTTTAATTCCTTTGTTAAATTAACACTTACTGTTTAACTTTGAAAACGCATAATGTTAAATTAAAGAATTTAATGAAAGAAATATTTTGAAATTTGGCAATTTAAAATTATTCCTAGAGGCGCGCTACTGATTAAGGTAGATTTCTTCACAATAAGGACATATGAGGAACGTAAAACCCCAAGAAGTTTCCGGATTAATAAAAACCATATTTCCTGCGCATCTCTGGCATTCATATCTCACACAGTTACACTCTAAACAATGATGACCACATTCTTCGCATTCTCCTGACATTGTGATTTTCTCCAAATTTAGACTATTCATTTTTTTTCTTTAGCTCTCTATGAATCAGTTGCAAAATCCATCCTGTTCGGGTAATGCCGACCTGATCAGAAACAATTTCATCAATTTCATCTATCATTGAGGAAGGGATGCGGAGGTTAATGAATTTCCATTTCTTGTCTTCTGAAATTTCTTCTTTAACAGGGGCGCCCTTATCAATTAACTTCTCAACATCTACTGCTTTATCAGTTGGCATCTTCACCATAAGTACATCCTAAACCCATTTTATGTATTAAATCTAGACACTTTTTGAACATATTACATCTCATGACGATACATTGCAAGTACATTTGTTGTATATGAAGTCATAAAGAGCTTGCATTTCCATGATAGCTTTGGGATCTTTGACTTCCATCTCTCCTACTCCTAAACCATCTGTTGCCGAAAACCTAAAAGCTTTTCTATATCCTACAAGCATTGGATATGTTTCAATCTCTTCGCATTGCTTTAAGATTTCTAAAGCTTCTTCATTCTCTTTTCCTGACGGGTCTGCTTGGTTAATGACACCGATGCATTGAAGATTGGGATTGGCCGGAATCATCTCAGAAAGAAGGCCTTTAATTTCAGTTATAGTCCAGATATCATAGCTCCCAGGCCTAAAGGGCAATACAAGGACGTCAGCGACTACAATGGCCGCTCTAAGGGATCTTGTTTCTCTTCCGCCAACATCGATGATGATATCATCATAGTCAGGTTTCATTTTGCTTATCTGAGAATAAACAGCTTTGCCTCCAAGCTGAATGGTAGTAAAGGAAGAAGTTAAACCTGAAGAATCCCTTTGATTTGCCCAAATAGATGCAGACTTCTGTTCATCGGCATCAACTAAAAGGACTTTCTTGCCTTCTGCGGCCCTTAAGACAGTTAAATTGGTAGAAAGTGTGGTCTTCCCTGTTCCCCCTTTAGTACAACCTACTACGACGATCATGTACATCTCCTGTATTTTCTATGTTTATGAAATATGCCTTAAGAGCACATTTCCCATACTTTTTTAATACAGGATATGTTATCGTCTCATTCTAACCAAGGAATATTTATGAAATTCTTATTTGTTATGATAATTTTCGCTTCGGAACTTTGTGCAGGAGAACAAAGATACATTATCACCGAAGCAGCCTCTCAGACATTCTTGATTGATTCTTTCACGGGGAAGACTTGGATATTTCAAAAAGAAGAAAAAAATTGGGATCAGACTGTTTTTGATTATGATAAAAATGAATTCCGAACCATCTTTAGAGGATGTCCCGAAGATAAGCTTGAGTTTATAAAACATCAGAAATATTGATCATTCTTTTCTAAGCTTCTCATACTTCTCGTAAGTCGTAACTTCTTCCGACGTTACTCCATCGCGAAAAAGGACATCTTGAAAATATTTCATCTCTAAACCATTGATTTCCCATGAAAACAGACCTTGAGGGAAGTTGATGAAGATAATATTTCTATACTCATCCTCCCATTTAGGCTCTTCGGGGGGATGTTTTTCTAACCATGAAGGATAAATCTTAGAAAGGTAAAGGAGCAATTGATTTCTTTCCCAATAGGCGAGCTCTTTCTCAATTAAATTCATGGCAAAATCTCTCTTATATTAACTTTTAAAGCCTCTGAAATGCGATAAGCCATGATTAAAGAAACATTTGCCCGCCCTCTTTCAATGTTTCCAATTGATTGGAGAGAACATTCGGCTAATTCGGCCAACTTCAATTGCGTTAGACTAAGAGAGACACGCTTCATACGAATCAGTGCGCCAAATTTTCTTAACAACAAATCTTTCTTCACAATTTACCCATCGAAAATAATAGGCAAACAAAAACCTAAATGATACCAAGTAGACTAGACATTGAGAAAAAAAGACGATTCTGGCACAACTGAGAAACCCTTAAGTCAAATCTTTCTTTTAGGTATCCCAATTTGGTCAAAGAACCGTAGAATTTCTTGTTTTATGGATAAAAATAGAATTATTTTCCTGTGAATAAAAAAACCGCCTCGGCATTGCTGCCAAGACGGCCCAACAAATATAAGGAGCTATGAAAAATGCAAATAATTGCATCTTAACGACTTATATCATTTCAAAGATTTTTTTGAAGCTAAAATTTATTGAGCTTTTTGCTCCGGTTTAGCTTGATTGAACAGACAATGACCAGTAGTAGCAAGACTTCCTTCTATGCGGCAAAGACGACGATCAACGTCTTCGACTTTTTCTGCTAGGCGATCAATGCGGCACGAAAGATCATCCTTAAGTTCTTTATGCGCATCTTTTAAGTCTTTATTAGTCTGGCCAATCTTTTTATCCAATCGATTGTAAAACATCCACCCTGCACCAATAAGGATGAAAATCTGAACGATATTGACTTCTTTTAATAACTCTATGAATAGTTCCATGTTCCTCCGAATTTAAGCTTTATTATATCATAATCCCGATATATCTATTTTGATAAATCTGTGGAAGCTCTTCCATTTTGCTCTCTCCAAATCATAATCATATCTGGAATATCATATGCAGGAAGGCCATCAAGAGAAAGCATCAACTTATCCCCATGATTTTCATTCCAGCGCTTAATCGTTGACTCCCCTCTTAATTCCGCTGTCTGGTAATCCTTTCCCCACACAAACTCGGCAAATTCTTCCGACTCGGGATATGGGAGCAGCTCTTCGATTAGGTTACGGATGTGCATTATTTCCAACTCCAATTGAGGCATCATCTATTCTTGGGTTTTCTTCACATAAAGATGGCCGATAAAGATGATCTAAAAGTTTCTTAGTTTCTTCAATAGAAACCCCAATCGGATCACCTACTGATTCAAGATAGTTAATTTCATTTACAATCATCTCACAATACTTTTTTATTAACTTCTTAGAAGGCTCTGGAGGTTCATACCAACATGAACAAGGCATTAATTACTCCTTTGGAGATTTAGGCAAAGGCATCCAATGAGTCAGTGATAAAGGATGATTAGTGCCATCCCCATTCTCTAGGCTCATAAATTCATCCCATTCCGCACAGTAATATGCTTTGATTGGAAGCATCTGAACTCTGACATTTATCCCCAGAACCGTTTGATCATCTTGGGGCTTTTCTTCAATCTTTTTCCATAGAATCCATTGTAAATTTTTTCCCGAGATTTCTTTTCCCTCTTTATCTAAGAAATGCATTTCATCAAGATATTCTTCATTTTTATTCATTCATTTCCTCTCGTGGTATTGACATCTCGCGAACTTTTTTTCTTTGCTCATAATCTTCTTTTTCTATCATAGAAATTTTAACTCCTAAGCTATTAATATTAGGCTTAAAAATCAACTCAGGTTTTTTTAAGGCATATTTTTTTTCTAGGTACTTAGAAATCATCTGAAAGTTTTTACCAAGCAATTCTGCGAAAAATTCTAAATCACTATCTTCATTAGAAAATGAAAGGCCTAACCCTTCAATCAATACCGCGATTTGCCGCGTAGTAGGATAATCAAAAGGAACAAACTCATATTCCCCTCCATTTAACTCTATTGGATCTATAGGCAAAGTATGCATATATCTAACTCCTAAATTTTTCCTGAGAATTTTTTAGTCAATAAATCTAACTGATTTACGATTCATAAACTTATCTATCTTATCATTTAATTCTTTAATAGCATTACAGTCGGTGCATTCGCATCTCTTTTCTCCATCTTCATAGATCCGAATAAATCCATTCCAAGCAAACTCAAAACATCCCGCATTCTCTTTAACTAATTCATCGAATGACTTTAAGGGAATATCCATTTTTTACCTGGGATTTTTTTTATTAGCTTTAGCTAACATTATCCAAGGCAGAAGATTTAGGGGAAATGTTTTTTGGAAAGTGATTCCTTATCTCTTATCATTCGGTCCAGAGAATTTAGGGAGAAATTTTTTCTGAAAAGGAGTTTAGATGTGATTCAGGGCATGAATTATCTAATTATCAGGAGGTTTTGGAAGTGGCATCCAATATTTAATGTCTTTATCTTTCATTCCATACTCATCTGAATGATCATACCACCCTTCCACATCCAACCCTTCTTCTTCATCTAGCCAATGAAGAGCAGCTATATTAAAAAAACCCTCATTAAATTCTCCGGAAGCCAGGATAGGAGAATCTAATTTTGTTGGAGGAGTTATTTCAGCATTAATCCAATTCATAATCTCCCGAGATTTTTTTTCTACGATCATGTTGTTCATTTAAGCATTGGGCAGCATATTTAGGTAGGAGTTTTTTTTGAAAGTAGACTTAAGTTTGGTTCAGGGCATGAGATATAAATATTCATAGTACCGGTACCAACTAAGGTTGCACCCCCACCATCTTTTCTATGTTTCGGCTTGGGGTATGGGACCCTATGACTATGTATAATCTTTATTTGATTCACCAACCGGTCGGATAGTGAACGATGATAAGCGCTCTTAGGCTATGGTGTAGAGGGCTTTTGTGATTCATTGGCTTTGTTGAGGATGAAGTCAAATGCAGCTGTAGCTATATCCTTGGCAGCATGTTGCGCCTCTGATTGATCGTAGCCCCTGCTACGGCCCTGAGTTTTGAGGAGGAAGAGTTGAAGTGTGGTGTCATTAGTTTCTATAGCTCTATCAAAGCAACTCTGTTCTAACAGATCCAATTGCCTTTCTCTTGCATCTTTCAAAGCTTGAGCAAGATCTTGATCATCTTGAATCCTTCTTTGAATAGTATATCTAGCAACCCCTAATATTTCAGCAACCCTAGAAACATTACCATCTTCTTCTTTGATCCACTTTAGTATTGTTTCTTTGTCAAGTGCCACACCTTGCCTCGGTTGGCGAGCTTTTGCAGCAAGTTTATTTCCTTTAGCTTTAGAAGGGAAGCCGGCCATAGATTTAGTAATTATCCTTAGTTAAAGTTAAGTCCTAAGTGAAGACTTAGGCTATAAGCTTAGGCGCCATTGCATGGCGACCCGCTTTGCTTCAAGAGTGATTATATTCGAATCACAACATTTTACCTATTTTCTTGTCAAGTAGGCAAATATTTCCTAGTTGTTAATATTCAATGACTTATGAAAAAGATGTCTATTCTACTTGCTATTAAGTCAATCATATGATAGATTATATGACATAAACACGTGGAAAGCGCGGTAACGGTTACTCAATAGAGTAACGTACAGTGTAAATGCTAGTACTGGTTTAGAGAATACAAAACAAAGAGAGAAGAAATGAAGTATATTATTTGGGACGGAAAAGAAAACATTCAAATTGGCTCTAATTACAAATGCCGATTAAGAGCTAGAAGAAGGGCTGATAAGCTGGATTTAATCTATGGAGCTTATCGCTATTACGTTAAAGTTATTACAAATAATTGCTAAAACAAAACAAGGACACAAAATGATATCTAACACTTATAAATCAATGACTGGAATGCAATCAGACACTTATCTAACAGGCAAGTTATACCCTAAGCTAAACGCTTATTTGCAACTTGCTAATGGGGATATGCTGTATATTTGCAGTTCAAATCAATATGAAACGCATGGAAGATTTAAAGCAAGCTTGTTTGAGCGTCATACATTTGTAGAAGGATCAAAAGTTTTGATAGAGAGGGATAAATATGACAATCCAAGATAAATGTCAGTACATGATTTTAGGCTATAAATCGCCTACACAGCCGGAATTAAGCCCTAGAATGTGGCTTATGAAAGATTCAGCAATAGATAAGTTAAATGCATTATTATTTATGGGATATGCATTTTGCGACTTGCTAACGATTGATCTAAACACAAAAGTTATTATTGGCCAAGAGAGATTTAACGATATTGAGGCAATGATTAAATAAAGGAAAATTATTATGACAATTTCAGAAACTAAACCAGCTAAAAGGCTAACATGTTGTTGCTGTGATGATATCTGTATGGGTCGTCAATGGTGGAACAGAGATAAAGGTTTCGGCCTTTGTTCTCAATGTGCGGAAAGAATTGAAAAAAGAGAAAACGCTGACTACATGAAAGAATGCTATGGAATAAAAGGTTATCATTACGATTTAAGTAATAATTAACGGAAAACAACAAAGGAAAATACATGAGAAAAGAATATTACAAACACTTTGAAGCTGCAAGCCGAGGCGAAAAATCATTTATCAAGCTTAAAGATAATGCGCCTGAAGAATTAAGCGAATTAATTAGAGAGATACATTTTAATCATTTTGGGAAATGCCTTCCTAATGACTGGATTTATAAAACCATTATGGAAGCTTTCGAGGAATTAGAAGAAAATTCCCTAGATGATATTACCATTGAAGCCGACGTTTACTATTCTGATCTTTACAAATGGCTTGGAGAGCCCTTTGCTCATGAGTTTTGCAATGAAGCGATGGAGGAGGCCTTTTGTGAAAAAAACGAAATTTACTCTATTATTTCAGCGGGGCAATATCTTGCTAAGAATGTTATTTATACAAGTGTAAATGAATTTATAAATGAATGAATTAAGTTTAGAAGAAAGAAAAACAATTAGAAAAAAGCTTGATGCAAGTTATTCTTGCTCATTGATTGCTAATCTTTTGGGAAGGGGAAAGACCACCGTTATTTTAGAGGTTAGAAGGAACGGAGGAAAAGAGAAATATAATCCAGAATTAGCTCAAAAAGCATTTGAGGAAAGAAAGGATTTAGTACATAAATCAAGAAGTGAAACCTTGAAAAGATTAAATAACCCTACCCCTTTTAAAATATTATTCGACAAAGTTGCATCGATTGAAATGCAGCTTGAAATTTTAACGGAAGAAATAAGGAAATTAAAGAATGGCAATAAACAAGACTAAAAATTATGAAATGTTCAAATTTAGAGAGGATAACAGACTGAAAATAGATCAATCACACGTAAATAAATTGATAAACTCTATTCAGTCTCGAAATTTGTTAGATATGAGACCAATTATTGTAAATTCAGATTATGAAATACTTGATGGGCAGCATAGGTTATTAGCTGCAAAAAATCTTGGTGTAGAGATTTACTATGAAATAGAAGAAAAGCTAGAACATAAAGACATCATTCTTATGAATGTTGCTAAAAGTTGGGCGGTATGTGATTACATGAATTATTTTGTAAAAAACCACTATCCCGAATATTTGAAGCTTGATCAATTTATTAAAGAAAGGAATTTAAGTTTATCGATTGCCCTTAATCTTACATTAGGCAGGAAAAGAAGTCATTACGATGATTTTAAATTAGGCAAATATGTTTTTGATGATCGTTGTTTAGAAAATATTGATAATGCATGGCAAACAATTCGCTTTATTGAAAGAATAAATGGCGCTCGAAATTCTTTATATACAAAAACTGCAAGATTTTGGAAAGCGCTTTTAATTCTTTTTTCTCATAGTAATTTTGACTTTGAGCAATGGACAAGAAATTTAGGGAAGCATATGTCTAAAGTGATGATAAAAGCAACATTTGAAGATTATCTAAAGCTTTTCACTGAAATTTATAACCACCGTTCATTTACCAAAATTGAGGCTGCAGACTTAATATGAAAAACTACGTAAACATTTCAACTTTTAACGGATGGGCTGACTATAGAGACGATAAAGATATTTTATGGCGTCGTGAAGAATCGCCAAGTTGGCATGACTTTTACCGAATAGAGCAAGATGAGCTAATTTATGAGGGAAGTTTACCAAGAGGATTAAGAGCGCTCTCTATTGAAGACACCCATAAACAATTTATAAAACAAATGGATAGCATACATGCTTCCCGATGGGCTTAAAGAGCGTTTAAAAGCCAATTGGGGCCCTATGTGCGAAGCTATGGAGTGTTTTGCAGAGGGAAGACTTTTTGACGCCAAAACAGGATGGGAATGCTATTTGCTTGGGATGAGTCTAGATGAAGAAGAACTCTGTTGCTTGATTAATGGTGGCTTAGAATATGTGAATCATTGGGATTTGATGAATACTTTTAATGATTACGGAGAATATTTGACATTAGACAAAAGCTTTAGAAAAAGGAAGGCAATTGAAATTTTTAAGAGAATGAGGAAAGATGGATAAACAGGATATAAAACTTTTCCGTCATTTTCTAGAGATGACACAAGAAGAATTTGCGGATTTAATAGACTGCAAAACTGTGACCGTCGGACGATGGGAGAGAGGGGAATTTGAACCTCATAGATTATATGTAAAAAAGATTAAGGAATTGATGAGCGATTATGGATTTGATTTACGTAGACCCAAAGGGAATAAAGAGCCTTGAAGACTATATGGTAGCCCTTGTTATTGGCCAAGTTCAACTTAAAACTATGCGAGAATATCATTTAAGAGCAATGAAAGCGGGCCTTTTGACAGAGGAATTAAATTGCATGGCAAACACAATCATTTGGGATTATAATAGATTGCTGAAGCTTTATTATTCTCAGATTCAATCCGTGGAAGAAATTATCCCCGCAAGCTTAAATATGGCAAATATATTGCTAAGGTTTCAGGAACAAGAGATTAAGAAAGCAAAAAAAATAGTTAGAGAGGCAAAGAAATGAAATTATCCATGATGGAAACTGAATGCGATTGCTCTAAATGTCAAAACGCCTGTACCGCTCCTTGCTGTGGAACTCCACAAGATTTTATAAATTTAATGAAAGCAGGTTATGCAGAAAGATTAATGTTAGATGATTGGCCTGATGGAAATATCATGTTAAAGCCTGCTTTAAAGGGTCATGAAGGATGCTACGCTCCTTGGGAAACGCGAACTAAAGAAGGATGCACCTTTTGGAAAGAAGGAAAATGCGAATTACATGACTTGAAACTAAAGCCTACTCAAGGCAAGCTTTATATACATTCTTTAACTGAAGAACAATTGGATGAAATTGCAACACTTATTAGAGATTCATGGGAAGAAAAAGAAGCCGAAATAGTTATTAAGTTTTGGAAAAAACTAAATAAAGGAGAGAAAAATGAGTGAAACTTGGTATCAAATTATTGCTATTTTTATAGCTAATGCTGCCCTTATTGCTTGGTTTAGATCTGAATCAAGATCAGATTGGCGACATATGGATGCAAAAATGGAGTCTTTTAGAGCGGAAGCCTCATTGCTTACAAGAGCTATTCAAATGGAAATGAAAGATTTTCATGCTACTTTATTGGAAATTGAAATGAAGAAAAAAACAACGAGTCTTAAATGAAAGAATTTATATTAAAATCAGTAGTTGTAACGCTTTGTATAATATTTATTGCAAAATATAGTATCATTTCTTCGATAGAAATAAAGCATCATCATGATTTTTCAGGTAATTATAATAAATATTTATCTTTTGAACATAATCATAAGATGGACTTTGGAGGAAATCTTCATAAACCTATTGAAATTAAGCTTTCTGACCCTGGATATCCTGTAAAATTTGACGTAAATCACAAAGGATTAAAATAAATGACATTTATAACCCCTTCTCAACTAGTGAAATTAGGAAGCAAATGTTGTATGTGCAATGAAACCGCCAAATGGCTAGATAGATTTAAAGAAAATAGCCCGGCATATTGTGATAAACATTTTCCAGGAAGGGTTTGTGAATGTGAAATATGCAAGAAGGAATCATGAAATATATTTTAGCATTAAATAAAATCATAACCGATGAGCTTTTGACTTTGTTAATTATTATTGCAATTGTATTATGTGGCATCTCTGAGATTAAAAGAATAAATGAAAGACTCTCAGTCATAGAAAATGAAATTAAAACTATTAAAAGTGTAATGAAAATCCCACAAACTTTACGAATTAAGGAATAAAAAATGAGTGACACTCAAATATTCTTCATGTTAATAACATTTGTTTTATCAGCTTTTTTGTTAAATATGTATTTAAGAGTAAAAGAGCTTGAGAAAGAGGTTAGAGCATCTTTATTACATCAAGCTGATGCAGCTAATTTAATACACGAGCTTACTAATCATGTGAAATCTCAATATGTATTTTTAGAAGATATATTGGTTTTGAATCACCTAAAAAAGTCAAAAAGAGATTTAGAATGAGATATATAGCCTACTATCGAGTTTCTACAGACAAGCAGGTTACAGATATGCAGCGCATTGAATGTTTGAACTACATTCATTCTGCGAAAAGACCTGGCGATAAAGTCCTTGAATTTGACGAGCCCGACACTACATCAAGACTATCCCTAGATCAAAGGCCTGTGATAACGTCCATGCTCAATGAGTTAAGAAGTGGTGATACTTTAGTAGTCTACAAGCTTAATCGCCTTGCAAGAAAGGGAACAGAGTTAACCAATCTTTATGAGCATTTATCGGAAAGAAAAGTAAAGATTTACTCCCTAAAAGAAAGCTATATCGACAAGAATATTATTCACGTCTACGCTATGTTGGGCGAAATGGAAAGGGATAATATTTCGATGACGACAAGTAGCGGATTAGCACGTAAGAGAGCTAAAATGGAGAGGGTTGGGGCTGTATGGTATGGCTATCAACTTGATGAAACACAATTGTCGACATATAAAGACGCTAAGAGTGAAGGAAAGCCCTTTAAGCTTATTCCGAATCCGAGGGAACAAGAAATCCTAAAGATGATGAGAAAATTGGAGTCGGAAGGATTGAGTTATGACCGAATTACATTTGAGCTTGAGCGCCTTGGCTATAAGAATCGGGTGGGGAAGCCATTTCAAAAGACGTCGGTATGGCGGATTCTTCAAAGAGAGAAAAGTCTGAATCCAGCTCCCACGGAGCGATTTTTTGATCAGTACTACGGATCAAAATAGTAGTTTTTGGCTCTTCATCATAAAGTTTATTCACTGAACCTAAAGAAACATTTTTGTCATCTTCGATAATAATTCCCGTCATGCAATCAAGATAAAGTTTTACAAGATTGTCGCAATCAGGCTTCTTATCATGCTTAATTAAGCCGGATTCCAAGACTTTTTTTTCTTTCTTTGAAGTTGATTGAGGAATAGGAAATTTAAATAGGAAAGAAATGCGAGGATATGAAAAAGGATTTTCTTGTTTAAACTTCAGAAGCTGAAGACGCACTAAATCCTTTTCTTTGGCTTTAGGGTCATACATCCTAACGAAGCCACCTCGTGCAGTCCCCTTCATTCTAGCTTGAGAAACTGGGCAGCCGGGAATTACGATTTTAAGGGGTTTTTCCAATCATTATCCTTAAAGAAATTTTTATTACTCATTTGACTAGCTGAGATACCTAAGACCATTTTAACCCAATTATTCATGTCGATATCAGTTGCCATATATTCTCTAACGTCTATCTGGTCATTAAGACGATAAATAAAATATTCTGCAGCTAAAAGCATTTGCTGAGCAAAACAGTAAATATCATCGGGAGGAATATTTTCAGAAAGCCAGATGACTCGCTCCTCAAATTTCTTTTGAAATTTTTCTATTTCTTCATATTTTAAACTCATTTTTTATATCCTCTATTAACTTTTCTTTTAGAATTATTAGCCCAACGTGCATTTGAAGAAATAATTGCATGATTTTTACGACATTGGTCTGAGCAAACTTTTTGATGGGAAGCAATAGGAATAAAATTTTCTTTACAAATTTCGCATTCTTTAGGCTGCTTTGGGGGAAGTCGGGCTACTATTTTGCACCTCGAAATAAATGTGAGTTCCCTCGGCATCTTCTTGGGAATAAACTCGCATGAGTTGCTTTCCGATTCTGCCGAGGCGATTAGCTTTTGTAGTTAAATATTCGATATTTGAAGCTGATAACTTGTTGTTATAAGTTAATGCATGTTCTACGATCATAATCCTCCTTAAAAAGGAAGATCATCGTCTTCCTTAATGACATCTTCTTGTTTCATATCGGGATTGCTAGATAAAAATTTATCTATAGCACCCATGATTTCATCTCGGAATTTGCTTTTGACGGTATCGTTATCGAATAGGATAAGTTCTTTATACTTTTTTTCGCCTGAGGAAGTGATCATTTCCTGTGCGGGGAGCCCTATCCACCTATTTGCCCCCTTTTCAAATATCTTGACATCTACCAAAGTTAATTTCCAGGGTTTAATGTGTACATCACATTTTGCTAATAAACTTCCCTTTTGAATTGGTTGAATATTTTGTACTTCGATCATGTATTTCTCCATTTAAAGAATAATTTTTTTTCTTCTACTTTCTTCGGACCTATATTCAAAAAACTGTCCAGTACCGAGTCTATCGGTAAGAGCCTCTCCGCAATAATCCGAAAGAAGTTTTTCGTCTAAATTTGTTGTAATTACTGTGCCTTTACTATCCCAACGAGTTCTAAAATTTATTAGATCCATGAAAAAGCTCATAAACCCTGAAGATATCTCCCCTATTCCAAAATCATCTATGACAAGCAATTCAACATTTCGGACTTTATATTCAAATTCGTTAAGTTCTTTATCTTTAAAGGTTTCCAACCATTTATTCAACATTTGTTTTTGAGTCATAAAAATGACGGAAGTGCTTTTACGCGTATAAAACTCACATATACCCAAAGCCGAAAAAGTCTTTCCTGTTCCTTTGTCCCCTTGCATAATAATTATTCCTTGGGGCTTTTTAAGGAATTTTTTCATATATTCGATTTTGCCTTCACTTTGGATAATGTCTTCAAAGCGGACGTTATGATCCAAATTGCCAAGATTATTTATTTCGCAGAATTTGGGCCATTCCAGGGCTCGAAATTCTTTCAAGGTAGGTTGATATTCCTTAGGCATCGATACGGGCTTAAAGGCCAAGCAAATGGTGTTTATGCATAACCAAACATAATCAGATGATTGTCCAGGCTGAAGAAAAACGGCGATATGATCTTTTTTGTCGCAATACTCACAAGAATGCTCCTTTGACATTACAGGTTTTTTTAATTTAATTATTCCAAAAGGCGAATTTGAATATAGACATAATACATTTTTAGGATCATCTTTTATGTAATTTAAGAAATCTTTAAAGTCATTGCAAATATTTTTCATAATGCGGTTTCCATCATTTTTTGAAGCGTCTTCAGAGCTTCAGAAGAATTTGAGGAAGGAGCAAATTTACGTTTCTCTTTAGGCGTGGGTGCAGTCATTTTGGCATGAAGTTGAGCAAATTTCTCTCGGAGATATTTAGCCGGATTAGGCTTATAAAACTTGTCCTTCCAAAAATGGTCGTGGAGAGCCCAAATGAAAACTTCGAAAATAGTTTTGATATCCCGATTATCTTTGGTGAGCATGGCTTCAATCTCAATAGCCATGGGGGTTATAGATTTTGGCTTACGATATTGATCGCTTCCCTTTTCAAGCTCTTTGGTCATTTCTTCCGCAAGCTCTTTTGCTTCCTCTGAAGGCTGAATTAGAGATTTTAATCTCTTCTTTGAGCTGCCGTCAGGCGGCGAAGCCCCGTCAGGGGCGATCGGTTCCTTTGGAACCTTTAAGGAGGAATAATCTATTTCTTTCTCTATATCTTCGTAAGAAGATATATCTATATTAGTAATGTGCGCCTTTTCAGGATCCTTGATTCCAGGATCCGGATTTTCAGGAAGCTGGTGTTTTTCGACTTTTGAATTTTGATTGTTATTGAATCTTAGTAACTTATGTTTTTTGAGGAATATTTCCTGCTCTTCAAGGGTTAAAGGAAACTCAAAGAAAAGATATTCCAAAGTTCCTCCAAAATATTTTCCATTTTTCCTTTCGCGTCTATCAATCATTAGTACATATCCAGTCTCTTTTAATTCATTTATGCTTTTATATATGCTGTCTCTGCCTTCTAAACATTTATCTATTAATTCAGGAATATTAAAAACCCAATTATCTGGCTTTGAAAGACATCTTGCCCATAAACCAATTGCTCTTAAGGAAAGGCGCGGATCCCATAAAGCTTGCTTGTTGAGTTGGACAAAAGGATTTTCTCGATTGTGGATAACGCGGACAATCGTATTTAAATTAGGAGAAAAAGTAGAATTCGTTTGCGCTTTTTCGTTGACTTGAATACATTCGGATGATATGGTATTAGACATAATGCCTATGGCAGCCTTTAATTAAGGATTTGTTTAATTATAAATTATACAACCTTAGTTACCTTCGGTTGTCAGTCTCTCTACTCTAATAGAGAGTTTTCGTTATACTTGTGACTTTGTTGTCTTTGTATTTTATCTCAGAGAGCCCCCAATTAAGGGGGCTTTCGTTTTTCATGCTACACTTTTAGCTGGAATTCCCTTTCTTTGTCGATAATATTCTTTGAAATAATTGGGATTCTTAAGCCTAAACTTCCTTCCATATTCGCGACATTTCTCTTTATTTAACTGATAATAATTCCTAAAATAAGAAGGATCTCGCTTAACGTTAAATAATTTGTTTAAGGTGCTTCTTAATTTGTTCGATTGTTTAAGATATTTCTTAAAGCATTCTTTGCATTCCCCTCTAGGACTTCCATAACAAGTATAAAAATTATCCAGCGGGTGTCTTGTCTTGCATTTAATGCATTCTTTCATCGCAATCTCCTATACAAAAATGATTACATGGTGAAGTTTTAAATCCAGCCATTTTTACAGTCGTATGTTCATTTGTTTCATGAGTGACTAAAAAGCCGAGTTGTTCTAATTGGAATAGATTCTTAGAAATGTTACTTCTCTTAGAAACTACAAAAAGTCCCTGAGCCGACGAATACCACTTACATAATTCCATCCAAAGCCGTGCAGATTTTCCTGAAATTCTTCCTATTTTCTCAAAGCAATTATCGCAACACACAAAAGTATCCGATGCGTTCTTTTTCATAATTCCCTTAAATTTTAATTGAAATTAACCCAGAAAAATCTTAAGATCTTTTTGAAACATTAATTCCATGTCGGTTTTTTTGATCATCCGGAGAAGTCGTTGTGGGCTTTTCCGGAATTTCTTCTTAACATATTTTGTTTTGCATTTATTGTATTAGCTTTTTTTCAAATAATTTCTTTATCCTTGATTTTATAAATTTAATCCCCTGTGAAAATTATTTACTGTAAATGTTTTTTTTCTTGAAGCAAGATGACTTTTGTCTAAAAGACTCAAGGTTGTAAGTGTTAATTTGCTTCGGTCAAGAAAATATAAGAAAAAAGTTGTCAATACTTTGTTTGAAGTGCTAATGTGCAAACAAATTGCCATATTTTAATAAATAACGTCTTTTCATTAAATAAAGAATACAATGACAGAAAAGCCCTTAGATAAGGAAAATTACTATCGTATAACGCAAATTCTTTATCCTTTTTCGGGCCTTGAAAAAATCCCTTCAGAAATCGTTGCACACGCTGCTGAAAGAGGCACGAAAGTACATAAGATATGTGAAAGCATTATTTCTGGTCTAGGAGAATTTGGTGTTGAAGAT